GGGCAATTTCCAATGCCCATCATTTTTAGAACAATCGTTGGGAGTCAATCGGATAAGTTTGAGGTTGGGCCACAGCATAAACATGACTTCACCCATATATTCGAACCATACATAATGACCGTTAGGTATGCTCCAAGTCTTCATCTATACAGAGGTGCTTATGAGAGCGTGGCCCCAACATTGATTGTTGAAAGGAAGGATGACTATGAGCTTGAAGCGGATTGAAATACCTTCCAATTATAATTATATCGGAGTATTCCTCACCCTCAGGTGTAATCTGAATTGCACCTATTGTATAAATAGGTATGGAAGGATTGAGATGCAAACGGAGATGTCCCCAACCGATTGGATTGATGGACTCACGCGCATCAGGACTCGCCCCGACCTACCAATTACATTGCAGGGGGGAGAACCAACCATTTTTGATGGGTTCTACAAAATAGTTATGAACTTGTATGAGAGGAATAAGTCGATGGACTTATTAACTAATGGGACATTTGATGTTCGGGCGTTTTGCGAGTACATAAACCAAGCTGCGTTCCAGAGGGAAGCAAAGTATGCAAGTATAAGATTCAGCTACCACTCACCCCGAAGCTCTGCCCGTGGGCTTATACATAAGGTGTGGACTCTCCAAAATCTTGGATATCAGGTTGGCATATGGGTTCTGGATCACCCCGACACCTCTATCCAAATGGATAATAAGGAGATTATAAAGGACTGCTCATACATGAACATCGATTGCCGAACTAAGGAATTTCTTGGCAACTACAATGACATAATGTATGGCAACTATAAATATTTAAAGTCCTGTAACATGAGTGTATATGACAGGAAAGAAGTTGGGGTGGTTGAGTGTAAGCCATCAGAGCTATTGATAGGTCCAACAGGTCATATATTTAGGTGTCATACAGACCTATACGCCGGTAAGGGGCCACTGGGACACATACTGGACAAAGAGATTAAGTTCCCCGATTTCCTACCTTGTGGGAACTATGGGGGGTGCAACCCGTGTGATGTAAAGGTTAAGAATAATAGGTTTCAAGTGCATGGGCATACAGCTGTAACAATTAGGGGAAAGGAGGCTAGAGAGTATAAAAGAAGGTGTCCAAACGAGTATTAGAAAAGAGGTGAATAGAAATGAACAGAGATATACTTAACGCAGTAGGGGTTCTAACCTTAGTAGATAACGCTATTGCAAAAAGAGGTTTAGAACAAACTCTCGCAGAGATACAATCTGTTGTGAAACAGAATCGAATTGCGCAGAGAGCAACGCGGAGTTTTGAGTCGGAATTTGGTGAAAACGCACTAACCTCAGTATGGTTGGACTTACTTGAGAGAATTAGAAATGTAAGGGAGAACATAAATGAAAGAAAGGATATATGATTATACAGCCTTAGACATGTTTCAGCAATGTCACAAAAAATTCTATTGGCGAATGATTCGCCACCTCACGCCGAAAGATGTTGCAACAGCCCTAATGTTTGGCAGGGACATCCATGAAGCTCTCCGCATATATTATACCAAAGGGTTAGATAAAGCCCTTGCGTGGTTTGGGGAAACCTATAAGGAGAAGCCTTTTGAAAAGCTGAGGACCATTGATAATGGATTGAAGATGTTGAAAGGTTATGCAGAGGTATACATGCATGAACCATTCAATATAATTGCAACGGAAGTTGGGTTCTCCGTTCCATTTGGGGACATCATGTATGCAGGCCGATTAGATGCCCTAGTGGAATGGGGAGGGGACTTATATGTGTTGGAACATAAGACAACCGCAGGTCTGAGGGGCAACTATTTCAAACAGTGGTCGCCCCATATGCAAATAGAAGGATACATATATGCAGCCGAACAGTTCACTGGAAGGAAGTGCATGGGCTGTGTGGTTAATGCACTTGAGGTGTGGAAGGATGTCCAAAAGACCACAGCTAAGACAAAGAGGCTTGCGGACCACTACGGAAGGAGTCCTGAGTCAAGGAGTAAGGAACAGTTGGATGAGTTCTGTTGGGAAGTTAGGGATACAGTTGATGAGATAAGAATGTGCACTAGGGAGATGAAGTGGAGGAAGCAGAAACACACCTGCTTCTCCTACAATTATGAGTGCCCATTTAAACAACTGTGTATGTATGGGGACGATCCCCGTACATTGAAAAGGGACTATGTGGAGGAAGTGTGGACTCCATATAAAGAAGAGGAGGCGAGTAATGGGAAGAGCTAAATATAGTGCAGAACAGGAACAGTTCTTGAAGGATTGCCTGGATAATACTGAGAATTTCTCAGAAACGGGTAGGTTGAAAACAAGTAGACTAAGGGACCTGTTTGTTGAGAAGTATTCAGACCACCCAGTGTCACAAATTGCCTTCGGGCTTAAGATAAGGGAGGTTAGAAAAAGGGAAGGGATGTATCCCAGGTCTGGATTTATCAACAAAAAGGAAGCACCCACGTCAGTGGTGAATAGGGGTCCATCCCTATCAATGATAGAATCCGATCTGCTTAAAGTGGTTTTGATGGTCAAACGATTAAGGGAGGGGATTATATAATGGAAAATTATTTCTCCTGCCTATTGGTAGGCCCTTGGGGTTCGGGCAAATCCACAGCGGCAGCAACTGCCCCGAAACCAGTTCTATACCTAGACATGGATAATAAGTTACACAAGATGGTCAATCTAAGACCCATGATTGAAAAGGGCGACCTAATTCAATGGCCCATTACTGAGTCATTATCCATGGCTAGTCTAACTCGCCTCGCCACGTTGCAGACAAAAATGGGAGCTAAGGTGGTGTTTCAACGCCCCCAGGGCTACCTGAAGTTAGCTGAGTATATTGAACGGTTAGCTGCAAGCAAGTGTATCATTGATCGGGGGAATGGAAAGCCATCGGTTAAGGTGGCAACGGTTGTTCTTGACAGTTACACTACTACAAATGAGCACATAAAACGACTCCTGCTTGCTGTCAATAGCTCAGTCACAATGACCCAACCATTATGGGGAGCCCAATTGACCAATTTTGAATCCCTCAATAATGAACTCCTCAGGCTTCCAGCCAATATCATCATCATATGTCATGAAAAATTGGATAAAGATGAGTTGTCTGGAAAGATATCATATAGGCCATTGATTGATGGTCAAATGAGTAGCAAGATTGGAAAGGACTTTGAGGAGGTGTATGCTATGCAGAAGACAGTTATGGGGGGTGTTGCAAAGTATGAGATGATGACGATTGGGGATAATATGAGGGCGTGCCGTACCTCCAGGGACTTGCCCGCAATAGTGGAGCCCGACTTCGGGAAAATCTATGCCAAAGAAAAAGAAAAGACCAATTAAGGGAATGAGTGATGTCCAAAATCTCTTCGACCACTTGGATGGGGAGTATAGGAAAGATATGAAGAAAAAGTGGATTGAGGAGAAGTATAAGAAACATAAGGGAGGAGGTGATACGAGTGAAAATAACCGTGAACCCAAGCACAGAAGCTAGTTCCTTTGGCTACGTTCCTGCAGGGAAGTATAAGCTGCGTGTGGTTAAAGTGACCCACACAACAGGAGAAAAGACCGACTATCTTAAGTGGGAATTTGAGTTGGCAGATCCCAACTTGAAATCCACAGATGGTAAGTCCAAGCCAGGGCATATCTTTGAGAACACTATGCTTAGAGAAGATATACAGTTCAAACTCAGAGGAGTCATAGACGCACTGGGTATGGAATGGGCCGACTTTGACACTGAGAATGTGGCTGGTGCCGAGCTGGAGGCGAACCTCAAGATAGGCGAATATGAGGGGGTTATGAGGAATGAGATAGGAAGGTTCATTCCTGTAGAGAAGTAATGGAATGGGGAGGTTCAATACTGCTTTATTTATTTGCACACGTAAAAGGTCCAGCGAGATAGTTGGTCCTCCTCCCTATTTTCATCCTGATCGTATGTTTAATTATTAAACTTATGGAAAGGTTGGTGAACACTAATGGTAGTGAATATGTTGAAAGCAATCAGTAGGATATTGCTTATTCCAAAGAGTACAAATCAAGCTGAAATGGCAATTAAGATGGATTGTGCAAGGGTTATGTTAGAGGAAATCGTAAGTGGAATGGAAGAGCCAACCACAACAACTGGGGACCCGACTACAACTGTGACAATTCACCCACCTGAGGTCCTACCCCTTACACCTCAAGTGGAAAAGAAGGAACCAAAATACATGATAAGGACAAAGAATATAACGAGGAATGGAATAGTTGTGCGGGTGTTGGAAGAAATAAAGGGACTTGACAAGGAAGCCCTATTGGAAATAGATGGGAAGAGGATGCCCCATCACCAAGCCATCGGACAGGAGTTCAAGAGAGCGAGGATACTGCCATGATTGAAGACTTAGGAATACTTGTCATAGTAGTGGTTATAATAACAGTAGTTGGGAGTATAACAGGATGAACCTAACCCAGGTGATTGGTTGGGTGGGCGTGGTTGCAGGTGCATCCATCTCCCTACCCCAGGTTATTAAATCCTATAGAAGTAAGTCAACAGCAGGGGTGAGTAGGCGCACCTATCAACTATTGTTATTGACCATCATCTGCTACCTCATAAGGGCTGTTGAGATTGGTGCCCCAGTATTCATAGTAGGAAATAGTCTAAGCCTAGTTATGTGTATAGTGATGTTAACTTTCTTCGGGAGATATGGAAATGAAGATAAAGATTGAAGAGATTGTTGTAGGTGAGAGGTTTAGAAAGAAATTTGAAGGGGTTGATGAGTTGGCAACATCTATTAAACAATATGGACTCATCAATCCAATAGTTTTAGATGATTCCAATAACCTAATCGCAGGTGAGAGAAGATTGAAAGCCTGTATTCTAAATAAAATGGAAGAGGTTGATGTTAGACGTTTCGGTGAACTAACCGATTTGGAGAAGAAGGAGATTGAACTTGAAGAGAATATACAAAGGAGGGCGTTCACTTGGCAAGAAGAGGTTGATGCGAAGGCGCAACTGCATCGACTTAAACAGAAGATGTTCGGCGCTGCAGTCAAAGGCCATACAACCAACGGCACTTGGAAGTTAAAAGATACCGCCGCAGCACTAGGGGAGACGCCTGGACAGACCTCCATCGACATTCAACTGTCTGCAGGTATGAAGGTATTCCCCGAGCTTGCGAAGGAGAAATCGAAAACGGTAGCTTATAAGAAGATGAAGGCCAAACAAAATGCCCTTTTGCAAGAGGAGTTGGCAAAACGGTTGAAAGATAAGGGGATTATTGATGCCCCAAATATCCACCTAGGAAGTTGCCTAGAGCATATGGCAAACATTAAATCGGAGTCGATTGACTTGATTGTGACTGACCCACCATATGGAATCAACATTGGGAAGTCCCAAACCTTTGGCAAATCGAGCCCCCAAGCCACCTACTCTGATGGTGATTTTGAAACCTTCGACCTCCTTGATAAGGCCTTTGCAGAGATGTATAGGGTGCTAAAGCAAAACACCCATATGTATATGTTCTTCGGCATCGACAAATATCAAACAGTTGTGGACTTATTGGAAAAACATGGTTTCGAAGTCCACAGGTTGCCCATTATTTGGGACAAGGGTTCTGGCTCATACCCAAGTCAGTCAACCACATTTGTGCATTCGTATGAACCATTCTTACACATAAGTAAGGGAAAAAGGAGGTTAAATGGAACGCCCAGAGATGTTTATGCTGTTAAAAGAGTCCCTCCCAACAAGAAAGTCCATCCCACGGAAAAACCAACAGGACTTCTACGAGACCTTATTGAGTTGTCCAGCTTGCCTGGAGAAACGGTGCTTGACCCTTTCGCGGGCAGTGGGGCAACTTTGGTTGCAGCCAAGGAAAAGAATAGAAAAGGTATAGGGATTGAACTTGATCCAAAATTCCACAAGGCAATTGTGGATAGGATAGGGGGTGATTCAGATGAGTAAACAGTGCCCAACAAATGAGTGCTACGCACTGATAGGAGAGAAAGATGTGTTTTGCTATAAGTGTGGGTCAAAACTGGTAAAACCAAAGATATGCCTGTGTAAGAGAGAACTGTGCAAAGCAGACAGCTTTTGTCCTGAGTGTGGAAGACCTGCAAAATGAAAGGAATCTATAATGGGGAGGACAATATATGGCGAAGGACCAAAAGATGCGAAAATCTACATATATGGCGAAGCACCTGGACAACAAGAAGAATTCCAAGGAAGACCCTTCGTTGGCGGAGCTGGAAAGATTCTTGACGGACTTCTACAAGAAACGGGGATTAAGAGAAGTGAGTGTTACATTGATAATGTCATACAAGAAAGGCCTCCAGGAAACAATTTCAATGTCCATTACAAGGACAAATCGAGAAGAGAACCAACTGAATATCTCATGGGAAGATGGACCCAGCTCAGAAAAGAAGTTGCACAAAGGAGGCCTAATGTCGTAATTGCATTGGGGGAAGAGGCTATGCGTGCCCTCACAGGTAAGAGACACATAACCAAGTGGAGAGGTTCCCTCATTGGTTGTGAGGGGGTTAAGGTGATTCCAATCATCCATCCCGCAGCTGTCATGCGACAGTGGGAGTTCAGGCCTATGTGTATATTTGACCTAACCAGAGCAAAGGCCCATGCTCTCACCCCCGCGTTCCCACCACCTAAGAATGACCGATTCATAATTAATCCCACATATGATGAAATATTCATGTATATAGAAATGTTAAAGAGGAAGGAATACATCTCATTTGATATAGAAACCGATAGGAAGCAGATAATGTGCATGGGACTGGGGTGGTCCAAATCGAGCGCTGTTTGCATCCCTATATTCTATGGGACAAGTTCTTGGTGGAATGCAAGTCAGGAAAAGGCCATTATACTTGCCATGAAGGAGTTGTTTGCAAACCCTAAGATTAAGTTTATCGCACAGAATGCCCAATACGATATGGTGTATATGAAGGACCTCTGGGGCATAGAAGTTAGAAACTTGTGGATGGATACGATGATTGCTCAGCACTGTGTATACCCTGAACTCCCTAAGGGCCTTGCATTCCTTTGCTCCATCTACACCGATCGCCCATATTATAAGGGGATGTCATCAAGTGGAAGTAGCCCCGAAACCCTATGGACCTATAATTGCCTTGATGCAGTCACCACGTGGGAAGTGGCGATGGCACTTGAGAAGGAGATGGAAGAGTTTGGCACAAGCCAATTCTATTGGAACCACTCCCACAAACTAATACTGCGTGACATGGCCCATAAAGTGCCATTTCTGTCCAGCAAAAGGGATTTTACCGGACCGGGAGCAATACCGTCCTCCGTGGAATAGGTCGTCCAGGTCGAACCGTCAAAACAGCGCACGCCATTACCTGTACCAGCCCAGATATCGCCTGAATCATCCTGAAGAAGGGAATATAC